AGTCTCTAGATTCGCTAATAAATTTAAGAAAGTTTTCTTTGTGAACGCTCTCATCTGTTTTTATATCTTTGTCATTTTGCAACTCAATTAATTTTTCTAATGTAAAATTATCAAAAACCAATTTAGCCATTATATTCTTTGCCTTAATAAACTTTTTCAAAAGAACTGAGTATGCAACTATAAAAGAAACTGATAAAGTTAGCAATGATATAAGTATGATATTTTCTATCATTTTAAAGCCTCTCTAGTAACCAAAACAATCGCTCCTTCTTTTTCCAACGCATCCTTTAATTGTACTACATACTGCAAGGCTGCGATCTTCTCATCGTGAACTAGCCCAGCAAAATGTTTCTCATCTAATTTTATAGTAAGAAAGTGCTCGTTGTCAATAATATTAACCCCAAATCCTTTAGGGGCTTGAATATTATGAAATGCTCTACGCATAGAGTCTGTATACATTATTTTCTCCCCCATTTAACTTTATTCCAACCACGCTCATGGAAGTAATAAAGAATTGTTTTTGTTAATACCTCAAAACTTGCAATTGCTCCTGCTGTAACTGGCTCTTTGGTTATAACCCATGAAATAACAAAAGTATCTGCTGTTCCAATTATGCGCCAGGTAATTGCTTTTAATGCTGATCTTTGTTTGGTTACATTCATATACCCATTTCCTTACGCTTTTGCGTAGCAGAAATAGCATGAATATCTGCACCTAAATCTACTTGCTCAATCTTGTATCCAACATCTCTGCCATATACAATGTTGGTAATGTTAGGTAGTCTTAGTACTAATGCACCGTCCATAAATTCATCCTTGGCAATATATTCTTTTACCTGATCAAACTTAAGTGGATCCCTTTCGCTTGTATTATAGGTATTACGAACTCCAAGAAGTACTTGATCAGTTCTTTGTCCAGCCTCTTTATAGAGGGCATGGTGACCCTCATGCCAAGGCTGGTATCTGCCTAACATAAGTGTTGTAGGTGCAGACCAATCATGCAGGCTAAACTTTTTAATTATATAATCTACTTCCTGTTCTATTGTATAGTCTGCAGGAATTCTTGCATTAAAATTATCTGGATCTTCCCACATTTTGTTAGTATCTTCAAACCTACCTTGCTTAATTCGGTCTACCCATACCAAAATATCTGGCTTACCAAATGCTGCACGAGTTAAACCTGTTGGACATACAAAGTCAACAATTACTGGAGCAACACCTTGCTTAGAAATAAGACGAGCCATTTCGCCCATGCGTCTTGCTTGTTCAATTCTATCTTCAGGTGTAAATCCTAAGTCAGAGTTCACTGTTGCACGAACTTCATCTGCGTTAAGATGAATAGCATTAATGCGTTCTTTAAGTGCCTTGGCCAATTCTGTTTTACCAGAACCTGGTAATCCAATTATTTGAATGATCATATTATTCTCTCTCATTTGTTAGAGTCTGCCAGGTATCAGCCCAGTCAGCCTTAGTCTTATGGTTATTAAACTCTCTAGAAGGTTTTCCATCTTCAAGATAAACACCACCCCAAACTCCCCACTCTTTTCCAGAAACACCGTTGGCAAAACATTTTGATACTAGGGGACATGACATACAAAATGCATCAACCATTAATCTATTTTCAACATCTTCTTCATACTTATCAAAAAATATGTTTGTATCTAAATCTTTACACGGAGCATCATCTTTCCATAAATGCTGCTTCACGGTTACATCCTATACTTGTTTGATATTTCCCAACCTTTGTCAGTAAGTTTGATATCTTTCTTTATGTACCACTGATCTGCGATACGAATACCATTAACGTCTGTTCTGCCAAGATTACTTCTCTTGAGTTCTAGAACATCCCAACCTACCCACTTCAAATTGCTATTCTTTGCAACAATTTTTTCCATTGTTGCCAAATCTTTTACCAACATCTTTACCCCTTAATACCTAAAAATTCCGACTTCAACATTATTTAATTCTGCAGTATCAACTAACTTTGATTGTGATTGATTTGCAGTGCTTAAAAATGCAAAGTAATTAATGTAGTTTATATTTTCTTCTACCCAAGATCCAGGCGCTTTGTAGAATTTAATCTTCTTGCCTCTTGCCTTCATCCCTCTTTCAGAAAGATTAGAAAACTCAGAAACCATAGAGTTAATCCTTGCTGGACCAACTGAATAGATTGTAAACTCTTTATCTTCTTCTTTCATTCCAGACAGGGCAACACTCATAGCACGAAGAAACACGTTGTAATCGTTAAAATCTTTCGTTCCCTGCACTGCCACTATCATTAAGTTTCCCGTCTTTTAAGTTATCCAATATGAATAACATTTTACTAATATCTTTATTTGACATTTGCTTAGTATCTAATGGCCTAGCAGTCTCGGGTATTGGATTACCTTGAACAGCATCTGCAATGTAGAATACATTATCAGATACCCAGTATGCCTTTTCATCAATTACTATTACTTTAATTGTATCCTTTTCTCTTCGCTTTGTCAACTGCGAAGATTTATCTTTATCAAAATCCTGAATCAACTGCTGAGAAAAAAACTTTTTCATAATCCTATGTAGGTCACTTTGCCTATACAAGGTTCTGCTAAATGCTTTATTTCTGCTTTTAGTTGTTATTCTAATTATAAACCAAGAAGCTATTACTGTCAAGCCAAAGGTTATGACATATAGCATTTTTACCCCTTTTTAAAACTAAACGAACTTCCAAGCCAAAATTTTTTTTCACGCTCTACAATGGATCTAGACCACGAAAACCCTGCATCTCCACCCCATGCATCCCACATAATACGACCATTAGATGGAAATTCTGGACCATCATAAAATCCTTTGCCCTTTTTATCTACTTCATGTCTAGAAAAAAAAGAGTACATTCGTTTAACAGTATCAAGAGACATTGCAGATCCATTAACAATATCTGTTGCTCTTCCCCAGCCCACAGGTGTTCCTGCTCCTGTTGCCTTACCATCTTCTTTCCACTTTAAAGCACGACGAGCAGCGGATTTCATACCAGAAGTTGGGGTGTATGTATCTGCCATTACCTATCAGCCTTCTTGTGCTTAACAAGATAGTCACCAATTATTGATTTGACTGTACCGTTTTTATTTAAACGAACAATCTTACCATTTTTAATTTGTGTGGCATTAAATGATCCTGATTTTTTCTTTGGCATTATTTTATAAAATCCTTTGGATCTAAAAGGCTACCATCCCAAATAGTTTTTGATTCAGTTGCGTCTGCTTTGTAGGTACCGCCACGGCGCTTATATTCTGCAACTACCCAAGCATTGGCTACTGCAGATGGATAAACATCAAACTTATCTTTTGCTGCACGTATGACTCTTGCATAAAGTTGTCCGTCTGCTGGCTTACCTTTGCGCTCTGAAATAATTGAGGCATAGTTTGGCTTATCTTTTTTACCCATTTCGTTATCATACGCATCCATTGTGTCTGGCTTTGTTGCTTCAGTTGTAACCTGTTGTTCTTGTGGTGTATCGCCAGGGATTTCACCCATCATCTGTTTAATAACTGATGCTAATTCTGTAATCTGGTCTGCTGCTGACATGCTTTCTCCTCCTGTATTTACTCCAGTATGAGAGTCTCCAATTCCACTTCTACGTCTTCCATAGCGAAGAACATCTTCTTTGCTTGCTTCTGGAACGTTTGCATTAAGCGCTGCCAGTTGAGATGCAGCCTCTTCTTCTGTTGAGTGGGTTCCAACAGTCTTACCCTTGTCATCGACAACGACATACTGCGAACCTGATCTTTCAATGTTATATGGCATACTAAGATTATATCAGACTTTAGGACTCGATATGCGCTTAATTTCGTCTAAAGACCAAATTTCTTCTTTGGTTAGTTTAGAAATCTCAGTAATATTATAGGCTTTTTGTGTGACGGTAACAAGAGGATCATCACTCATCATGTCAATATTAACAAACCCCTTTTCCCATAATTTCATGATATCTTCATTAACCTGAGAAAGGTGTTCTTCGTATAGTTCAGGCATAAGGTCTTTCATTTTGCCAGTCATAGTGTATAAAAATTCTCCATTTATTTCATCTATTCCCGAAATTTCTAACCCACCTGCTAGGATTAACTCATCAATTAGATTATCTTCTTCACTACTCATAATGACATTAGCCCCTCTAGTTGCTCTTTTGTTTGTGCCCCAGTTGCTCTTTTAATCTCTTGTCCATCTTTAATTACTATAAATGTTGGGACAGATTTAATTTCAAATTTTCTAACTAGATCACCCTCAGTGTCAACGTCAATTATCTGAAACCTTACATCTGCTGACTCACGATTAAGTTCTTCAACAATAGGCTTTGTTTTCTTGCATGGGTTGCACCAGTCAGCAGTAAAATAAAATATATGATTCATTTGCCCGACTTTGTTCTAGCTTTTTTAAGAGCATCAAAATCTTTGACCTTTGCATCTCCCATATATCCCCAAGCATATCCATCATTGATCATTTTGTCATTGAGAGACTCTGTATCTCCATTAACATATACCCAGCCTAAAATACGACCATACTTTTCAGATGAGTCCATTTTTTCAGTCTTAATCACAACAGACTTAGCATCTTTTAAATGCTTCTTTAGGTATTCCTTAGACTCAAGACCAAGAGCCTTCTCAGCAAGATCCTTTGTACGAGACTCAGGGGTATCAATACCCGCCAGTCTAACACGGGATTGAAACAAAATATCAAACCCTAAATCAATAAGAACGTCAATGGTATCTCCATCTACTACGTTCTCTACTTTTCTTACATAGTATTCATACATTTTTAGTCTCCTTAACTAATTTACCAATAAACGACTGAACATCTTTTTCATTTTTAAGATTTCTGTTGCAAGAAAGTAAAATATCTGTAATCCCAAACGATTCTAGTTCTATTAATTTAGACTTAATCATTTCTTTATCTCCAAATATTGTGCTTGTTTTTTCTCTTTCATCTTTTATTTTATGATACTCAATTGTAGCATCTAATTCAGAGTCACAAAGAAGAATCCAGCACCTAACCATTTTTCTTTTATTATTTAAAATATCTTTATCTTTTAAATATATCATATAATTACTTAATGTTGTTAAACTGATATCTCCATACTTATTTGTACATTCAGTCATTTCTGGGGAAGATCCACTAATGACTATATCTGGAAACTTATTAAGTTTATATTCTGGATTAATAGCCCAATTACTTTCATTGGCAGTAATCATTTCTTTTAAAAATGAAGAACATAATTGTTTTCTTTCTTCAACATTTAGGAAAACATTAAAACGATCTGCCTCGAAATCATTTATACCCGCAATTAGGTTTAACATAAGTCTATCTTTGTCAATTTGTTCAAAAGCTGTTGCCATCATTAGGGCATAAGTTGGATTAATTGCATATGGCCTTAATGCTATCATATATTTAATTTTTTGTCCTACAGATAGTGCCCTTGCTGCTTTTATCCAATAATCTGCTTCACGCTCTGTAAAAGTTAATAGCAATGACTCAAATCCATAGTCATTTAGCCTTGTTGATAACTCACTAATTTCATCAACCAATAACTCCCTATTGTTAATCCAGTGAAAGTTCAGTTTCTTTTCCATATTCCATTGCCTTCAAAGGTTTCCTGTCCATATGTAGTAAACTTTATTACTTACTGCAACTTATCTCTTTCATCAAGAATTATTAAAGCAAATCCCATCATTTTTTTATATCCTTCGGGATTGTCCATAATTTTATTATAGTGATGACCACAAAATAAAAGTTCGCCTAGTGATCCTGTTACTTTAACTAATGCTTCTGCTGCACAAGAGTCACAGCGATCTATTGCTCCAAGAATCCATTCTTTTTCTGCAACCTCTTCAGTAATCATTGTATTCAAAGTATACTACTTCTTTCTATTATCGGTGCTATAAAAGCCACTTCCATTAAAAACTGCTCCTACATTAGAGTATACACGAACCAGTGGTAGAGTGCAAGTTTCACACTCATACCCTGGATCGTTTTCTTTAATAGATCTTTCTTTTATGTATCTTTTTGCACATGACATGCAATCATATTCATACAATGCCATTTTATTTTACTTTATGTCCAAACCTTGCCCAGACTCTTTCATGAAGAAAGTATCCAAGTGCTTCCCAACCAATATAAATCAGGGCACCAAGACTTGCATACTCCCATTCACCAGTAAATAGATATATTACTCCAGCAACACCAACAAGGTGAAATGTTTCCCAACTTGCTGTTTTTAGCAAAGTTCTTTTGGTTGATTCCATTTACTTTGCCTTTTTTGCTTTAAGAGCCTTACGGGATACATCAGCAGTGCTGGTATAAGTAGCAGAATTCTCTTCTACTTGAGCATAGATGTTTGTTGGATTTGATGCTTCATCTAGTTCTCTTGAAGGTGTGCTACTTTTAGTTGGAACATTAGATGAACCAACTTTTGAAAGTAACGGAAGGTTTTGTTCTCCAGCATACACTGGACGGCCCCAACCAACTACAGCATTAAGTAATTTCTTCTTATTGTTCTTTACATAGCCACGAGTTTTCTCTACGCACATTCCGCCGTTGCGTTGGTCCCCTTTTGCAGTTCCTGAAGTGTTTCCTTCAATAACCTGAATAGTTCCATCACCATTATTCTTGATACATAGACCAACGTGAGAAATTCTATTTACCCCATCATCTGGAAAATCAAAATAGATCCAGTCTCCTGGTGTTGGGTCATCATTGCGGGCATCTGACCAACGACCCTCTTTTTTAAACTGATCTGATGCTGCCACTGTTGATGCAGATTTTGGAAACTTTGCTACACCTGCTGTGTATGCACACCAAGAAACAAATGATTGGCACCAAGGTTGAAAGTTAACCTTCATCCATGCCCCATACTTTGTTTCATTATCTTTAGGGCCTTCTATTGTCCCTAGTTCTTTTTTTGCAACCTCAACGATTGCCTCTACTGAACCTTTTACTGCCATTTTTCCTCCTAATTAGAAAAGCAGTTTATAGTCATGCTTAGGACCGTATATCAATTATAGCCTATATACTAGTTAATTGCAATCTGTTTAGGCTTTTTATCTTCAGGAATAATACGATCTATACTAATATGTAGCATACCATCTTTCATTTCGGCACCAGTTACTTCCATGTATTCTCCAAGAGCAAATGATCGTACAAATTTACGACCAGCGATACCTTTGTGAACTACCTCAGCATCTATTACTTCTGTAATTTCACCCTTAATCACAAGAGTTCCACTATCTACTGATACATCAATATCTTCCTTTGTAAATCCTGCAATAGCAAGAGTAATTCTGTATGTATCTTCATCTAGCTTAAGAAGATCATAAGGAGGATATGATTGCGAATTTACTTTATGTGCGGTATTTAGACGGCTTAATTCTCTATTAAAGCCAATAAAAAAAGGATCATTGAATAGATCCATTGCGAACTGTGTTACCATTTTATTCCCCTTTCAAGCGAATAAGTTAGTGTACCCCCGTAGGCAGTACATATTTATTATATCATATTCTGGAGCGGATAGCGGGAATCAAACCCACACGTTAACCTTGGCAAGGTTACGCACTATCACTATGCAATATCCGCATTGCTGGTCTGGCAGGTCACGATCCTGCGACATTCGCATTAACAGTGCGACGCTCTACCAACTGAGCTACAGACCAAAACCTACTACTTTTTAACTAGAACAACCTTGTCTGAAAGATTTCCAACTGTTAGCCACTGAGCAGCAACTGCTGCGGTAGCCGATGAAGTTGTTTGTGGGATTAACCCAAAAACACTTGAATCATAATTATTGAGTTCAGATGAAGCAAAATAGTCAGTATCATTATCAAATGCATTAACACTAACGATAGTTCCTTGTGCATTTTTTCCGCCAGTACTGACAGAAACTACATCTGGAATGCATGCAGGATAGTCAATCTTTGTACCCATCTTGTTACCAGTTGAAACAAATACTGGAATCCCCTTTGAATTTAGCATAGAAATTAAGGTACGAATAGTCTTATCAGCCTTGGCAACTCCACCATACACGCCAGCAGTGTTTACGGCTGCTGGAGAACACGGTTTGGTTCCATTAAAATATCTTGATACTGAAACTGCGCCAACCTTTGAAGAGTTTGCATTTACCCAGTTTAGAGCATCAATAAAGTTTCCAGCATTTACTGGATTAACAGTTTTTGATGATGGAGTTGTTGCTCTCAATAAAATAATTGATAGTGATTGATTTTGCTTCTTGGCAACCTCAGCCATGGCATTTCCATGATTAATTTCACTTGAAAGTGATGTACTTGTTACTGTCACAACATCTGTACATGATGTATTTTGAAGTGTAATACAAACCACATCTGCATTGTATACTTTTGAATCAAAGTACGAATCAATGATTACTAAAGCCTTTGGAGTTGCTGCTTCGGAAGGCATTAAGAACATTGTTGAAAATATTACTGCTACGAATCCCACTGCTACTTTTTTCATTTTTCTCCTTATACTATTAGACGGACTACATGACAACATGGGTCGCCACCGTCATCCCACTCTTTAATTTCTTCTTCACTCATATATTCATATCCACCATCATGAGTATTGCAATACGGGTCTGAAATCCATCCCCGCTCAATTCCATTTTCTAGCCAAATTATAAATTCAGCATCTTCAACTTCGTTTTCGTTGTGCATATTATAATTATATCCCTAAAGGCTAACTATGTCAACTGGTCCCATACATGAAGGATTAAATTTAATTGCAGCATTAACTGCTTGTGCAACTCTATTCCTTGCATTTTTTTGCTTATCAGTTGCATATAAAACTCCGTAGGCATACTCTGCACCAGAACCCATTGCAAGATATGGAAGTGTGTATTTAGATAAAGACATATCGGCAGAACTATGCTCATAGATTTGACCACGAACACAAATAATTAAACCAAGATCGCCATCTTTAGAAGTGTCTACCCAAAAATCATTATAAAATTCTTTAAGTTCTTTAATAAACTTAGTCTGCATAAACTTATCTGTGTCTTTAATATTTGGAGCAGTTGGATGAAAGTTGTATCTAATTCTTTCGCCATCCATTGATCCCGCATAACCAATGAGATAGGGACCAATCTTCCAAACTTTTGGGGCATCAAGAGCAAGTATAGTGCCATCATCAGATGCACCACGATCTCCAGCCATATAGATTTTATTATTTACGTCATCATGAACTACTGCAATACAAGTCATGCAGAAACCCCTCCCAAACCGATATACTCAAGTATACCACTGGCTAGGAAGGGGTGTCAAGTAAGGCTAGATAATGACTAATTAGCCTTTTTGTCTACCGTTTTAAACGCATCATTGATTTCTGCCAATGTGAGTTTTCCATCGTCCAAAAAAGCCCTTGCCAACCTTTCAATAACAGTGGCTACACCAAGTAGCCCTGCAAGCATTACTGCCTGAATAGTGTCAATGCCTACTACTGCCCCAGCACCAAGTACTGATAAACCAGAAGCCGCAAAGACTGCTATAATTCTCATTAAAATATTGGTTATTGCTTTTTGTGGATGCTCTTTTTTAGGAGCCTCTACTATTTTTTTAACTGCCATTATTGATCTCCGTGTTCTTTATTTCTAATTGGACTAGTTAGTATCCAAAGTGTGGTGGTGGCTATAATTCCATAACCAACAATAGTCTTTGCGCTACCGTCCAAAACAACCCAGGCAATAAACATTCCAAGAAGAGTCCATGCCTGATCTACTAGGTCTTTCATTATATTCTTTACTATTCTTACCATTTTCTTCCTCCTCTTGAACCTGGTGAATTGCTGCCTGAGCCTCCACCAGAACTTCCTCCACCACTAGAGCCTCCTGCTGCTCCCCCTGCTGCAACGGCGGCTGCGTTAATTGCTGCTCCTGTTGCCACAACTGTTGCGACAACCATATCTGTTGCCTCTTCTCTTTCGCTTTCTGTCATGTCAGCACCGATACTTCCAAGTGCGGCAAGTGCTGCTCCTGGGTCAGTAAATGCTGCTTGCAATAATGCTCCTGGATCTTGAACTAATTCTACATTTGCTGCTACTTCTGCTGTAATTATTAATACCTCGCCAGATTCAGATGTTCTTAGTTCAATTGGTGTTTCTGCTGGAAGATCTGCATAAGATACTCCAGATGCCTGAACTTCTGCTGCAGAAATAGATTCTCCTGGCTTAAGATTTTCTATTAGTGCTGCAACCACAACCTCTTTTTGTTCTTCAGTTAATTCTTTTCCATCTTTGGCTTCTTCAAGTATTTCTTTTAACTCTTCTTGTTCTGCTTCTTCTTCAGCCAACGCTTCTTCTAATTCTTTTGCCTCTGCCTCTTCCGCAATTCTTTCTTCTTCTGCAAGGGCTTCAGCCTCTGCCTCTGCCTTTGCTTTTGCAATTGCCTCTTCTTCTGCTGCTATACGCTCAGCCTCAGCCTTTGCCTCTGCAATGACTCTTTCTTCTTCTGCTATGCGCTCTGCTTCTATGCGTTCAGCCTCTGCCTTTGCCTCTGCTTCTGCTTTTTCTTCTGCTGCTTTAATTTCTGCTGCAATACGATCTGCTTCTGCTTGGGCTTCTATCTCTGCCTGAATTCTTTCTGCTTCAATCTCTGCTTCTATACGATCAGCCTCTGCTTGGGCCTCTGCTTCTGCTTTAATTCTTTCTGCTTCTTGTGCTGCTTGAAGTGCTGCAATTCTTTCAGCCTCCGCTTGGGCTGCTGCTGCCTGGGCTGCAATCAATGCTGCTGTCTCTGCCTGTATTCTTGCTGCTTCTGCTGCTTGCGCCGCTGCTTGCGCTGCAGTTGTTGCTGCAATTTCTTGTTCAGTTGGTCCAGTTGGTGTTGTCACTGTTGATGTTTCGCTGGGCGAAGGCGTTGTTACTGTTGTTGTTTCAGGCGTAGGAGATGTTACAGTTGTTGTTTCAGGCGTAGGAGATGTTACAGTTGTTGTTTCAGGTGTTGGTGTTGTTACAGTTGTTGTTTCAGAGGGACTGGGTGTAGGAGAAGGTGAAGGCTCTGGAGCAGGTGCTACATATGTAGAACCAGTAACAACATTTGAATTTTCAGAGTAAAGAGCAAATGTATCATTGTCGGATCTAATATGAAATGACCAGACTGTTCCTGCTGGCATAAGTCCATTCAGCAAGGAGTGATCAATTGTAATTGTTGTATTTAAAGAATTTGGTCCACCAACATTTCCAGTTGCGATGCCCCAGCCATTCTGTCCTTGAGTATTAAGACCTATTGCATATCTTTCTGGTTGAGTGTTGCCAGTATTTGGGGCTTCCCAAGTTAAGACTGTTGAAGTTTCTCCACTGGCTATTGTTAAATTTCTTGGAGGACCTATTGTTTTTACTACTGGGGCTGCTTGAGATGTAAAGGCTGATGCTGGAATAATATCCATTGATCCAGATTGATCCCAGTTTAAAAATACGTTTGCTCCACCACCATTTTCATAGTACACTAATTCTATTGTTTTAGGGACTCCTGCTGTAAAGGCTATTGGGGCAGTTGTAGTTCCTCCACCACCTTTGTCTACCCAGTCACTTGCTACCAATATGCCATCAACATACAGTTTTGTACCATCATCTGCTGTTGCTAAAAATGATATATTCTGTGTTGTATTACTGCGGATTGAACCAGTAAACCGTACTATAACATCCTCTGAAGGACCACCTAAGACGCTTCCACTGCCCCACTGAAAGTCAATGTTGGGTACATTAGTAGTGACGACTGGAGAGGCTCCTTGGGGTATGTAGGGAGAACCATTTTGTCCCAGCACATTATAGACCTGAGCAGTCAAACCTTCTGATGCGTGGGCCTTGTCAATTATTAAAAGCAGGGGAAATAGAGCAAGGGATAATACCAGTGCTACTCTCAATAACTTTTTAATATTTAACTCCTTATAGTCGTAGTGGTGGTATGACTATTAAGGCTATTATATCATTTTATGTAACGAAAAAGGGGGCTAGCACTTGGCTAACCCCCCTAATCGTTGGATTAATTAAGCACGGACCTTCTTCTGAATCTTTACGACTAAAGAAGTTAGCGCTGTGATTTGCTTTCTAAGTGAAGCAATTAATGTAGCAACTTGTGTAGAAAGCGCTGCGACTGCATCTACTGCTGCTTGTGCTTGTACAGTTGCTGCTTCTGCTGCCTTTGAAGCTTCAATTGCTGCATCTGTAGCAGCCTGTGCTGCCTTTGCTGCATCCTCAGAAGCCTTGACTGCAGCTTTGTTTGCTGCATTAGAAACTTCTGCTGTTGCTGTTACTACAACTTGTCCAGCAAGAGGAAGAGATGATCCACCAGTTGCTGAAATTGTTACATCATTTTCAACCAGAGGCATGAAAACCTTGTATGACTTTGCTGTTGATGTATCTGTTGTAATTGATGTTGCTGTAAGAACATCTGATGATCCACCAAATGCGTAGTTAGAAGTGATTCCTCCTACTGCAAAAAGGTTTGCGTGAGTCTTACCAGATACTGGAAGACCTGCTGCATCAAGAGCCTGTACAGTAATTGTTGCTGCTTCTCCTGGCAAGTAAACTGCCTTATCAAATGACAACTTGACAGTTGCGACTGCTGCTTCCACACGAGTAGAAACTGGTGCAGATGAGACTGTTCCAGACTTAACTGTAACTGCTACTCCGCCAGCCTTAACACCTGTAAGGGTAAATACTGCTTCCCCATTTACGATTGTTGCTGCTGTACCTGAATCAGACACAACTGCTATATCGCTTGAATAAGCATTAAGTGTTCCTGCGCCAACGACAACGCCTAGTGCATCATATGCAACTGCCTTAACTGTTGATGTGTTTGCACCTACTGCGATAACAGACTTAATTGGAGTTGCTACAACTGAAGCAATGTCTCCGTAGAATGTTACTTTCTCTGTTGCAAGGACTGTACCTGTAAGTGTTGTAAGAGTAATTGTTGATACTCCTGCTGTACCGTCAGCAAATACGCCAATGTAGTTTCCTGTAGGAATTACCAATGCACGACCTGTTGCAGACATTGTTGTAGCATTTGTGCCATAGCCGATAAGTCCAGAACCTGAGACTGTTGCAAGAATTGACTCAGTTGCTGATCCGCCTGCTGCATTCTTAGGTGTAACAACGATTACCGCTGCTGCATCTGTTGCTGTAGCCTTTGGAGCATATACAGCATCGTCTGCTGTTGCTGTTGTAACTTCACCCTTATTAAGAACTGATGTTGTAGTTGCTGCTGCAGGTGTTAGATCTGCTGCCTTAACTGTAACTGTCCAAGAAACTGTTGGTCCATTTACTGGGCTAGTTGTTAAAATCTTAGCCTCATATGTACCTGCAACGCTTGGTGCATCTAGTGTAACCTTAAACTTTGCTGTTACATATGTTGGAGTATTAACTGTTGAGTTAACATTTGCTGAAACATTATTACCTGCAATTACTACTGAGGCTGTTGATGTTTCTAGAAGTGATAAGGTTGCAGACTTTGCTGATCCCGTTGGTTGTGAAAACATAGCAGAGATTACTGTTGCAGTATCTGCTGATGTTTCTGAAATAAATGACAGTGTAACTACTGCTGTTGCAGACTCACCAGAGGTAACAGCGTCTGTTGCTGAATCAATGGTTAGAGTTGGTGCGTTTACAGCAGCACTTGTCGGAAGTGCTGAGAGTACGCCAAAGGACATAGCTGCAGCAAGTCCTAAAGCAATTTTCTTAAATGAATTCATCTTTCTCCTTGTTTGTGTATATCTGATTATTTAATCAGAATTCTTATAATAGGTTTAATCTATCTAAGTAATCACGAACATCATCCGTCATTGGCTTAGGTTCTAATTCTACCATATTCCTCTGTTCCTTTGCAAATTGAGATGCAGAAGTAGACCAAGTGTGTATATCTATCTCTATATTAGGATTTTTTGGAGTATGGGATAATGCACCAAATACCGCACCCGTTACGGCATCTGACAAATCTTTAGATTTTTTGCGTGGGTGGTCTACCTTCTTGTCATTAATAATTTTAAGTTCAGACATTTCGTCAAGCAATAAAGGTATATAGGGCATAGCAACACGCTCTTCATAGATCATCATTGCAAGGTCTTCATAGTGCTTCTTACCAACAGAAACAGTGTCAGTTCTGATTCCTACGGCTTGAAGTTCTTGTTGAATATCAAATGATTGCCAACGGTCAAATGTAACCATACCAATATTAAAACCTTGTCTACGAAGGTTTTGAATCCATTGCTTTACATCTGAAAGGTTTACTGGACCTTCAACCTTTGGTTCCCACCATACGACGGCATCTACAATAATGATAGGCGCAACCTGTTCATAATCTTTAACAACCTGAAGATTGACCCACTTATCAACATGGGCGATTGCAACAGCACACTTATCGTGTTTTTGTGCAAGGTCAGCGTGAACAAAGTATACCTTGTCTGGATCTGGCTTAAATGATTCGTCAAACCTTTTATTATTATCAATTGGGTTTCTAAGCGTCATACATTTTTCAAGTTTATCTTTTTGTTTAAAAAATGCATCAGAAGCAAAAGTTGGTACACAAGCAAAACGCTGCATTGCATCACCCATATCTGTAAAGAATGCAAGCCTAAAGTCATCTATCTTGCGAGTAGGATTGACTACCCAGGTAGGTCTTTTTAATGCAAATACTCCAGGGTATTTGTATGATGTAATTTGATCTTCATCCCAGGAAATATCTAAATGATTTCCTTCTAGGTCGTCTGGAAAATCTGGATTCATTACAAACCTATGGTTGTATGTAATTACTTCTTTTTCCATAATAGCCGCTTCATATTTTTGTGAAATAAAGTCCCCTGGAAAACGTGGGAATGAAAGCAGTGCCACCTTACCAAGGTCAGGAAAGCGAGAGTCTACAGAAGCACGAAAGGCTTTATATATATTGTCTGCAGTCTTTCCTTGATCATTTCCTGTGCCAACCTCTTGTGCAAACCCAGAAATTTCATCAAGTACTGCAAGGATAAGGTTCAAACCTTCATGTGATTCACGCTCTGAGTGACCAGAGTAAACTGTAATACCCTTATCAAACTCAATGCTTTCGGCTTTTGCATTATATTTTCCTGCAAACCATTCAGACTTTTCAATTTTAGTTTTAAAACCTTTAAAGAAAACGTTCTTAGCCTGCTGAGCGTTAATAGCAACGTTAATAATATCAATAGCATCTCCAGAAGGTTTGCCAAAATATCGTGCTGGATCTTTAAGGCATAGGAGTTTATATACTATATATGCACAGGCTACTGTTGATGTAAAATCTTTTCCAGATCCCTTGCCAAGTTGCAAAATTATTTCATTTTTTGTATATTTTTTATAGTATTGGTTTCCTTTTTCAGGACCAAGAATATCTATAACATCTTCAATTCTATAAATTTGACTCATTGCTTCAACAATGTCGTATTGAATATCTGAAAGTGGTGGCTGTGCAAGATAGTGCTCTCCCTCAACAAAAGTTTTTGCATCTACAGGCATTTCCTCAAAGTTATTGTTTTTTAATACTTCAATAAAATCATTAAACATCGTGGACAACTGTAATTACCTCGCCTTCTTTTGCAATAGCAGAAAGCCGTTTCATAATAATATCTCTGACTTCTGGATGCTCAGATGCAATATCACGAAGAATCCCAACAAGAACCTCTTGTCGTTTTTCAATCTCAACCATCTCTTCGGCCAACTCTTTATTTTCAAGAAGGCCAGCCTTTTGAAGCATATCAATTCTTTTAGATTCAATATCCATAACAAGCTTAATTGCCGAAGTCTTAGCACTAAGGTTATTAGTCATAGAGGCTTCATCAATAACCTCGTAAGATTTTAAAATAAGTTTGCTGTAGTGTGCATCAGCACCAGCAAGTGCATCCTTGGCACGGGCACGGATAGCGGTGTTGTTAGAAGTTTTTTCTTTCCATTCATCAATGTATGCAACTACACGAACTCTTGGAATTGCTAACTCTTTTGAGATTTGTGTTGGATCACTACCTTTTAGATATTCTCCAACAACGTCATTCATAACGTCAAGATGCTTAACTAACTCTTCTTCAGTTGACATACTTGCCCTCTAGCCTATTGATTTCATCTTTAATATAAAAAATAGCTTTTTCAAGATCCTGAATGGTCTTTGATTCATCTTTAAGTCCCGCTCTCCAAAGGTACTTAAAAGCATTACCAATGTTAAAATTGCGGTGACGAGTAATTTCTATACACTCAACGCCAGAAGGGTCTGTCGTATAATGCTGTGGATGATTTACCTGATCAACTGTAATATTTAAATTATTGCTCATCATCTTCCTCCCACTCAAATGCTTCTGGCAAACCTTTTAGTGCTGTAAGAACATATGTTATTCCAACAGCACCAGTAATTCCTAAACCTATTAAAAATTTTTGCGCTTTATTCATCTTTTTGACTTCCTTAGTCCAAACTTAGCAAGATAGACATATACAGTCTCTACTGTACAAGCACACTCTTTAGCAATCTCTTCAGGAGTTTTTTTATCCATAAGGTACCGCTTACGCATAAAAATCTCTGATGTATATAGTTTAGCAGCCATATTGTTATTTGTCAACTTCTTTTTCAGAAATGTCATAGTTAAACCTATCCGAGTTTTCCATGATCCACTTATCTTGATTTTCAACATCATATTTTCTTTCATTAATTATTCTATCAATTAAATATTCTTTTTCAAGGGTAAAGGATGGCTCGTATATTCTAACTCTATTGTTAGGCTGTATTGCAAAATTTCCATCATCTCTTTGTATGACATGGCCACACTTGTGGTCTGCAGGACTTTCAGAATATCCATCATCTAAAACATTTGTGTCTGGGTTATGCCAGTCTAATGTAAATAAATAGGTTCCTTTATGCATTGTCTTTGTTCTATCTATATAAGACATTCTTAGGTTTGTTAGATTTTCAAATCTTGTTACAGCAATATGATGACTAAAAGAATTCCATAAAACTAAATTATGAAGATCAACTTCTGGAATTCCTGGCTCTGTGCAAAAAGCAGATATTGGAAGTCTCCACCAAAGGCCACCATCTGGCATCATGATATGAAATAATGGGCTTCTAGATTTTAAACTTGAAACGCCAAAGATTACGCACTCAAAGTATTTATCATGGCTATCTTGATGATTGCGTAAATAGTTTCCTCTTACATAACAATTTATCGGTGGTATGTTTGCATTTAACTCTGGCATTATGTATCTTTCCTGTTTACTGGGTCAAGTCTATCCCAAAACCCGCCAGGATTTCCTTGATATATTTGACCAGTCTCTCTGTCAAGCAACAACCATTTGGTTGGAGACAGAGTGTGAATTAATAAATCAACTGGTTTATCTTCTTCTTTAAAAGAAAAACTATCTCTATCACTCATTATAATGTTGCCTTATCCCAATTTTTAATTGCCCAATGTCCAATCCCGCAAGCATCTGCAACATCGTTATCTGTAATTATTCTATCATAAACAGTATTAATAAATTTAATTGTTCTTTCCTTGCGTAACATTCTCTCGTATGCTTTATACCAAGAAACAGATTTACCAGGGTTTTGAGAACGAATCAAAAGTTGCTCATCTTTAGATATTTTTTTATTTCCAATGTAGTTTTGCCATGTTATTGGAGAAACTCTACCTATAATTTTAGTTCCAGATTGCCCTGCTGCACCAAGAATAGCCCCTTGAACTAGTGCAAGATCTGCAGCAGTCTTGGGACTATTCATAAATACAGTATGCTCTATTATTATTGACTCAAAACTACCATAGTAATCAACAAATGCTTTTACCTTCTGGCCAGCATCCATAACCTTTTCATATATATTACTACCTTCAAAATAAATTTTGCCAACCGAACCAAGAGACTGTTCTTTAGTATTAAATATGGCAAAAGCAAGGCTAGTAGTACTAGCATCAATAGCACAGATGTTTCTAGGCATTGCTTCTATTCCCCACTTATTCTTGCTCATACTCAATAAACCCTTTCAATTCTTTAAGCATTTTATCTACTGCCTTTTTGCTAATATTACAATTAGAGCAAAATCCAGAGTCGTTGTAGATTGAAAGATCAACATCACAACCACCTAAGCATTTTCTTATTTTGCCAACTCTTTTTTGTCTACGAGTAATTTGATACCGCTCTGCAATTTTTTCTCTTGTAGCATCATCTCTACACATTTCACTGCAGTAAATCTGATAAGACACTTTTGGCGTGAAGTATGTATCACACTTATTACAAAGTTTCAACTAACTTCTCCATTGATTTAATCTTAATTGTTCCATCTCCAGCATCTGAACATGCTTTCTGAATTGGACAAGTCTTACAAATCTTAGAGTTAGAACGATAGTTTTTTGTTGGGAGAGTTCTGTCAACCCAGGCTTGGCGTACTTCACGCATCCACTGAAAAGCATTCTCAATCCACTGACGATAGTTATCATCAACTTCTACTGGAAGGATAAGAAGTTCGTGATTGTTTTTATTTTCATAAATAAGAACGCCCTTCTTTTTTCCTAAAATTTTCATATAAATAAGTAACTGGATAAGGTGGCCCGTCTTTGGCTTCATTGAATTCTTGCGATATTCAAATCCCTCATTAAGCATTGTTTTAATTTCTCCAACAATTTCTTCACCTTCCCAGTCAAGCATTACGTCTCCGTAACCAAAGATCGGAGGGTCATCATAACGAATTTTAAATTCGGTAGTTGGATTACCTTCATCGTCTTTATAAACCTTTACAATGCCAGCACCGATCATTGCATCCTGAATTCGAGCATGGGAAAGAGTTCCCGCAGTCATATTAGCAGCACCATAAGCATCTGCATTATCCTCAAATGTTTGTCCATCAAATGCCAAATACCAATATCTTGGGCATTCTCCATGAGAGTATGCAATGGTAGATGGAGCAAATGTTTTCTTTGTTGTAAATTTTGGACCACGATTGACAACATAGCCAGATCGAATCTTCTCTATTAGGGCATCTGAGTCTAGGATGTTATTTTTCCTAGAGACACTCTTTATCATTACTTCATGCAATAAATTCTTAGTCATTATATTCCTTTGTTTTATATAAGTATACCAGGTTAGCGCATGATGTATTTAAGTGCTGATACCAAGTTGTTAACTGCTTCTGCTGCTGTGTAATATATGTTTTTCTTTGCCCGATTATTTTTATCAACATTTGCCATCCAAGTAGCTTTTAGTGCTAACTTTCCTGCAATTGCCTGAAGTCTAACAATTTCTATTGCTGCAACTGGCATGGGAATATCTGGCTTAATAATTAACTTAGCAATCATTGTGAGTGCTGTAGTTAACTCTTCATCTTCCATAAAGTCGGCAATCTCTGCCAAACCATTAACCATATCTAATGTTGTATGCTGTGGACCTGTTTCCGTCATTTTATTCCCCCTCTACTAGTTGTTCTAACATATCTAATTCAATTATAGCAAGTCGTACCTTCTGTGTCCCCTCGCCCAAAACAATAACAAGTGCTGGATCCATACTTTTCTTTAGAGCATCTGTTACTACCTTTGCCCATACATCTTGATTTAAAGTAAAAGATTTTGAGCACTCTTTAAAATCTAAAACAAAATTGTTCCATGAGGCATCACCTTTGGTATTATTTCTACCAGAGTTCTTGTGCTGTTTGGCTCCAAGTCTTTTAGATTCTGATCTTTCACTCACTTTTAAAGTCTGCTTTCTTTTTCTTTTGAGGTAGAAGATTGACTTTAGATATATGCTTGCTGCTACACATCCAGGTTGCATCCCCACTTTCTGGCCAAAACCTTAAAGACAAAACCTCTTCGTGACACTTTTTACATGGAAATTTGCCAGGAAATATTTTAAAATCAGCCATCAGATAATTTCTTCTTTAAGGATTCCTGTAGATTAAGATCTTCTTTTACACGAGCAATAAATCCATCACGTCCTTGTACTTTTGTCCCATCTTCAAGCTGATACCATGCGCCTGTTCTATTTACTAGTCCTGCAGACTCTGCGGTGTCAACTAAATCTCCAATAGAATCTATCCCCACTTCATCCCCTCTAAAATAAAAATCATATTCGCCTGATTGAAACCCTGGAGAAGTCTTAGAGAACTGCAGTTCCCAACGAATCTTTCTTCCAACCTTTTCTTCAATCAACTTATCACCAATCTTAATCTTGCCTTTGATTGCTTGATTATCTGATTCTGATGAGAACAATTTAATAACTGTTGACGAATAAAACTTGGTAGCCTGCCCACCTGTTGGTTGCTGGCTTGTATACATTGCGCTAATATTGTTTCTTGATTGTGAAATAAGAACAAATAGCGTTGGCTTAACCTTATTGTTAGAATAGTTAATCATCTTCCAAGCATTACTAAAGTCACGAGACTCAGCACCAATCTGCTTAGTGTTTTCTAACTGCTTAAGTTCATCAGAGTCTTTCTCAAAATAAATTGCGGGAAGCAAAGATGTAATTGAGTCAACAACAACAATATCGACACCAGCATTAATAAGATTAGTTCCAACATCTACCATTTCATTAATGGTTCGAGCCTGTGAGTAAATGAGTTTAGAAGAGTCTACGCCAAGGCGTTCTGCCCAAACCTTATCGTATGACATTTCAGCATCAATCCATGCACAGATCTTTCCTTCCTTCTGTGCTAGACCTATCATCTGAAGGCATAGAGAGGACTTTGCAGAGGACTTTGAACCCCAAACCAACACTTGCCTGCCATAGGGCAGTCCGCCTGCCAAAGCACGGTTCAAACCAAAACTAGGTGTGGCTGCATATTCTGTTGGAGGTACTGAGTCCCCAACCATAATAGTCTTACGCAACTTAGGGTTAAGTTGTGCTAATACTTCTTCCATTGTTACTGACATTAAAATCGTACCCCGTGTTTTTCTGGACGAGTTTTATTAAACTCTACCTTTTCTCTTAGCGCATGATCAAGTGATAGCCTTGTGTATCCTGCTTCTACCACTCCAGCATACAAATCTAGTGTACGAATTATAATATCTGCAAACTCTTTAGTGATTTCTTCTTCACCCTTATCTTTACGAATTGCTTCCATAACCTCAGTTACTTCAGAAACAATCATCATACATTGCTTTGCAACAAAAATATCATCTACAGCATCTGGCTCAGGCCAAAAACCTTTTTCAATTGCATTCTTGTGTAGTTCTACTGCCATATCGTCAAGCATTTATATCCTCCAGTGTTATTGTTCCATCTTTTGTTTTTCCAAAACTAAACTTGTATGCTTTGCCTTCTTCAATTTTCATATATGCTTTTGGAAAAGCAGTTGGGAAAACTGTAACAGTGTGAAGGTCTCTACTTATGTCTGCTAAGGTTAAGGTTGCCATTTTTTTACCAGCCTTAGTAACTCTTGGTTTAAAAGATACAACAAACATTTCTTCTTCTGTATACGGAAGTTGTTTATAACTTAAAAACTTTATGAGTGCCTTATCTGATCCTTTTATCTCATCAACAGGTATTGTAGATACAATCCTATTGTCACTTGCAAGAATAAGATAAGTACGACCAGTCTCAATATCGGTACCTTCATCATCAAATATACCGACGCTCCCAGTTTTGTCCAAAATTTCAACTCTCGACCATCCAGTTCCCCTTTTAATTGATTTTATCATGCCCATAAGAATAAAAGATCCTTTTTCTTCAAAACTTTCTGCATCACTAATAAATGCATAGTAGTGTGAAGGAATAGTAATATTAAATTCTGGAAGGTTTAGGTATTCATAGAGATGCTCTTTAATCTCATCATCATTGCGTGGATGATCAGAGAAGGTTGCTGCACCAACAACTCTTAGCGCTTGTAGAGCACGAGAGTTTACTCCGTTTCCTTTTGTGAATGTAAACTCTTCAAGTTCTTTGTAAGACTTAAAAGGCCGTGCTGCAATATATCTTTCTGCAATCGTGTCAGATATGAACTTAATAGCACTGAGTCCAAACCGAATACCCTTACCCTCAATTTTAAAATCTTTATCCGAATCGTTAATGTGAGGTAGTTTAATGCTGATACCCATTCTTTTTGCCTCAATAAGATATTCCGTTCTTCCATCTTTATCTTTTTCATTTTTTAATAGTGCAAACATAAACTCTAGCGGGTAGTGGTATTTGAGCCACGCTGTCCAATACGAGAGAGTACTGTAAGCAACGGCGTGGGATTTGTTGAACGAATACCCAGCATGCGCTTCAAAATCATGCCAAAGATCCAGAGCATCATTAGGGGCGATATACTTACTAGCACCACTAATGAAACGATCCTGGAACTCATTAAACTCTTTAGCATCTTTTTTCTTGCCAATGATCTTTCTAACTTTATCTGCTTCCGACATGGACATACCGCCAAGTTGTACGCATGCCTGCATAACTTGTTCCTGGTAAAGAATGCAACCATAAGTATCCTCCGTAAATGGTTTTAGGATTTGGTGAAGATAGTTAATATTTTGACGAC